TGAAGTTCCACAGTAGTAAAGAAGTGCTTTTCCACCCCCAGCTCTAGTGCGAGGGTCTCCAAACATTACCCCAACCTTACTTCTAACTTGGTTAATAATAATTAATCCCGCCTTGTACTTACGTAGTAGGGGGTTAATTCTTCGTAAACATTGACCTGCAACCTTAGCTCTAAGGGCTCCACCCATTTCTGAGTTTTTACCAAAATCATCATCCATTTCCTTTTTCGTAGGAGATGTTCCAATAGAATCGTATCCAATCATAATAGGAGTATCTTTATCTTTCTTCCGAATAGCTAGAATAACCTTTTCAATAGTCTCAAAACAATCTTCTAAAGATTCTGGACTGGTATAGATTAGCTTTTTGGAGTCGAGTCCGAGCTTTTCGGCGAAGGAAGGGCTATAAGCATGTTCGTTGTCCACCATGACGGTGTAGAATCCTTTCTTTTGCGCGCCAATGAACGCATGAGTGAGAAACACCGTCTTTGCGCTCGAGCTCTCGCCGTAGATCTCTGTAATCGAGCCGATGGGGAAACCGCCATTATAATCTCCTGAAATAACTTTGTTAAGGGCGTGAGAGCCCGAGTCTACGTATCCGTAGATTTTGCTTTCATCAGATAAGATGGCAGCGTTGTCGAGTTGTTTACATATATCGTCTAAGAATGATGTCATAATATATTAAAGAATTTCGGTCCAGTGATCGACCATTTCAGAAACCATTTCTTTAAAAGTATAAGTAGGTTCCCAGTTTAATTTTGTTCTAATTTCGGATGAGTCACCCCTTAGAAAATCTAGTTCATGTGGTCTAAAATATCGAGGGTCTACCGTAACGTGGTCTTTATAATCTAAATCTAGTAGTGAGAATGTAATATCACACATTTCTCGAATAGTTCTACTTTCTCCAGTAGCGACCACCCAATCATCTGCTTCTGAATGGGTTAAAATAGAGTGCATAGCTCGTACATAATCTTTTGAGTGACCCCAATCTCTAGAAGCATCCAAATTTCCTAAAGCTAGTGTATCCCTAAGACCTTTTTTAATTTCAATTGCACCTTTTACAATTTTATTAGTTACAAAATTTGACCCTCGTCGGGGAGACTCATGATTAAATAAAATTCCATTACACACATGCATACCATACGCGGTTCTATAGTGTCTAGTAAGATTATACCCCATTACTTTAGCGCATCCGTAAGGGGACGTAGGATTCATTGGTGTAGTCTTTCTTTGATATCCATCCTCATCTACAGTATTACCAAACATTTCGGACGAACTTGCTTGATATATTTTAATCTCTGGATTAAATTGACGACAAGCTTCTAGTAAATTTAAAACTCCTAATGCATTAGTTTGTATTGTAAACGAAGGAACGTCAAAACTGACTCTAACATGACTTTGAGCACCTAAGTTATAAACCTCATCAGGGTTGACCTCACTTATAATTCTAGATAATGAGAAAGGGTCCATAAGATCCCCATAATGAGTAGTAATATCTAAATCTTTGATTCTACTATCTTGATTCTCAGGAACAGAATTTCGTCTAATTATACCATGAACTTTATATCCTTTAGATAAGAGAAGTTCCGCTAAATAGCTTCCATCTTGTCCTGCAATTCCCGTGATAAGTGCAGTTTTAGTCATCACCTTATTATAGTAAAATTAAGATGTTTTTGGTGAAAAGATTTGCATGTTTCTTAAATCCGGCCAATCTTGATATTTCCAATCTCTGGGGGGAGTTATAACTGCTTCTGTAAACTTATCTAATCCAAGTTGTGCAATCTCTGGAGTCATATAATAATGGTAACCTATTGAAGAAATATTTTGATTTCTCCAGGGGGTATTAGGGTTCCTACCGTCATAGGACATCTTTTTTAACTCTTCAGCAGCTTTCTTATTGTCAGTTAAAATCATACCTCCTCTTCCCAAGCTTAGATGTTTCTGGTATTGAAAACTTAAGCACATAAATGTATCTGGGATGTATCCTCCGGCTTTCCAATATACAGCGGCATCTATAATATTAGTTCCTCCTATAGGGTAATAGTCTTTCCATTCAGTAATATCCCACTCCCAATCAAGATTTAGTTTATTTCCTAAAAAGGGTACTGATATGTATGTTCTAGTTGGAAATGTAACTTTACTAGGTTTCTGGTATCTTAAACATAGTTCAATTGCATGTGTACAACAATCTACCGCAACTGCATAAGGAGCTCCGTAGAACTCTGCTATAGTATTCTCAAATTCTTTTACTGTATTAAAATTCATTTTATATTATTTTTTCTTTTATACAAAAACTCTGCGAACTCAAAATCTAAGGGAGTGTCTATATCTATTGATTCAAATTCATTTAATTCTAAAAAACTACATTTTCCGCAAATGTAATTTTTATATTCTAACATCTTTTCTTTCTTGCATAATATAATTCCAAATGTAGGCACTTGATAAGGTTCTAAATCTTGGGAGTTAGGCATATTATCTAAAGTATAGTTTATCGGATTACCATCTTTAAGTAAGAAGTTTTGAAATTTCTGAACGGACATTACCGAATCATTGCTCAATTCAAAAAACTGTTGTATTGCGTTTAAATAACTTTGAGTTTCGATTAATGGTGATGTGACTTGCGCTATTAGTAGGTTTTCTGCGTCAGTTACTTTAGCGAGATACTCGTGATATTCACTATTACTACATTCAGAACTTGCGTAATAAGGATCTCTTTCAAAAAATTCTATGTTATGTTTTTTAGCTATTTCTATCGCTTCAGGGCTATTCGTATTTACTATAATCCTATCTACAGGTAACTGTTTAATTTGGTTAATTTTTATTTCAAGTAGGTTAGAGTCTGCAAAAGATTTAAAATTTTTATCTTTTACTCTTTGGGATCCAGCTCTTACAGGTATAACTGCGGTCAGATTATTCACTTTTACCTCTTATATTGTTATAAAATTCTGCTACACCTTGGGATAAATTTAATGAGGGAGACCATCCTGTACCTTTTAATTTTGTATTATCCCCTGTAATGAATGTCTGGTCTCCGAGATATCCTTTGTTTTCTATAATCTTAATTTTTTCTCCCATAGATTTTGAAATAGTGTCGGCAATACTTTCAGGAGTACATATCTCTTCATTTAACACATTATAAGTATTATTATCTGTTTGAGGGTTAAGTATAGACAGCTCTAAAGCCGAGCAGACATCATTCACATGTACTAAACATCTTACTCTATCCATTTTCCCAGTAATAGGTATTTCTCTATTTTTCATAGCATAGCTTAAATAAATACTTACAATTCCTTGATGTAGATTATTCAGATCTTGGTCTGATCCGTATGTTGCAAATAATCTATAGATACTATAGGTGATATCTGAATGCTCCTTTAAAAGTTTTATATAATTTTCGGAGGCTAGCTTGCTTACCCCATAAAAACTTATTGGATTCGTAGGGGAGTCTTCTGTTGCATTACTGGCGTTCCCATACACAGCCATTGAAGAGGTAAATACTACTTTTCTAGGTTTAATACTTAAACAAAATTCAACTAAGTTAACCGTTGCCTTACAATTCCAGTCGCAATCATCTTGAGGGTTTATTAAAGAATAATAGCCTCCTGACTGTGCTGCTAGATGAAATACTATATCGTAGTCTTTATCTAAACTATCGAATAAATGTTTTTCCGACATGTCAAAATAAAATGTTTTAAATTCCCGTGTTAAATCAGCGTCTGGATTTTTATCGAGAATATGTACTTCATGATGTACATCTTTTAACAGGTTAGCTAATTTTTTACCTATAAAACCTGTACCTCCTGTAATTAATATTTTCACTATAGTAGCTCCAGATCTTTTAAATCCTTTAAACATTTTTCCCAGGTAGAAAATCGAAGAGCTTTATCATCTATGTATGCAATAGCATTAGGCTTTCCAAACTGGATTGAATGTATAAATTTCATAAGATCATTTTCCGTTAACCACTCTGCTACAAGTTCTTTGCCTGTTTTATTATTTATAAGGGGACGTTTTGGGTTAAATTTACATGAATATATTATAATATCATATTTCTTAGATATTATTTCTAAGGCTAACCCGCAGTCTGGGATGGGATTACCATATACAGTTCCATCATGAAACCCTTTACTCATGGCATGTATTACATTATCAAAATCAATTGCTACAGCATTTTTTTCTGATTTTTCTACTGTATTTGCAAAAGAGGTTCTACAGTCTATACTTCTGTATCTAGTTTTCCATGGGTAGATTTCGCGTTCTAACCTATCTATCCTTTTTTGTAATACTAATTTTTCTAATTCTATTGCATTGTCTATAAAGGAGTTAAAATTATCTTTTAATTCTTTTAGCGAGCAAACCGCTAAACGGGTTTCAACTTTATCCAGCAAACCGTCATTAAACAATTTCATTATAAAAGATTCACTTTTAGATGTTAAATTTCCCCCTAGAGCTGTTATAAGATTATTTTCTTTTGCTAGTATTAATGCAGGCTGTATAAGATTAAATACTTCGTCACTATTTACTGAATCTTTAGGTAAATTAAGGCTCCCTACAATATCAGATCTACCAAAAACTAGTCCTTTTAAAAACCCATTATCTAGCATTAGAATCTTATCTAAATTTTTAATAGCTGTTTCGGTTTCAATGTTTACATAGAAGTCATATAAATGTAGTTTATCTTTAAATACCTCTTCGCACATAGTTTTAAATTTTTTAAATGCGTAAGGAGTTTCTACCATAGGAGCTACTATAGCGTTAACATCTAAATCCATACATGATATACTATCTGATTTAGCCTCGCATCCACCTATTTTTATAGTGGAGGATAATGCTTTTTTATTGCAAATAGTTAAAATATCATTTACATCCTTATGTGATACTCCTTCATCCTCAAATGAAGTCTTTAAGCCTATGAGACCATTATATTTTATCATTTTATCTACGTGATTCATATTGTATATCCTTAATTTCTTGGTATTGTATCCCAGTTATCGTAATTACTATCTTTAATTATTTTAGTTAAAAATGGATCTAACAATATTCTAGTATCATTATTAACTATTTCTTTAAAGTAAGCGTACTGCCTATCTGGGTTGTGGTGATTTGCGTCGGTATATTGTTTAAACTCTAATTCTTCCTCAATTGCTTTAACTGTTACAGATCTATTTCTTTCACTGCAGTAATTTTTATGGTAAAAACTTCTATAGAAATCGATTCCGGTAATAAATAGCTGTTGTACATTATACTGTAATAAATCTACTATTGCGCCAAAACCTGAATTAATCCTACTTTGTGTATCTAATTTTAGTTTATTGTATACCTCTGTATCTATAAATCTTATATTAAATTTATCAAATACAGATGTAATAAAAGTATCATTATAAGTATGTTCTTCTATAGAATATGGGCAACAGATAAATTTAACTTGGTCGTTCACTCCTTCTAAAGTACCTCCACTTATAATATTAAAGTCTAAAGAATTATAAAGTATATCTGTTTTACTGCCTATAAAAGATTCTTTACCCTGTACTAACTCTATACCTCTGTTAATTCTAACAACTATATCAAAACTATCTATATATTTACCATTTTCGTTAAAAAAGGCGGATTCAGAAGGACCCACTATTGCCACTCTTTTATTTTCTAAAAAGTTTTTATACTTCTCATCGTGCTTGTCTAGGTTTTTCATTTATAAAACTCTCCAAGTAGGAGGTATTAGATCTTTAGCATCTAATTTATTTGCTGGTCCAAACCAATTTTTAGGAGCAATAACTCTCTTGTTTGGATTTTTATTTAACCAAGCTCCCCACCATGAAAATGTTGAGTTTGCAATTATAACAGCTTTACATAGCGACATTAAATATAATTCTAAATAATCATCCTCCCTTGCTACAACTGAATTAGGAAACTTCTTCCTAGCCCAATCAGGGTCATCACTAAATATTAAAAACTCTTCTCCTGGGAACTCAGCCATAGCCTCTTGATAGTAAGATGTTTTTGCTAAATTAGTGTGGAAATTTTCTACCTTTAAATAATCACCACGTCTTATATGTACACCTACTAATAGGGAAGGATTATACCTAGTAATAAGATATAACCTTTCAGAGCTAGACATTTTAAATGTATTTAAAATTAACTCTCTATTATGTTCAAAATACTTATAACTTTGCAAATAGCTAGAATTAATACATATTGATTTCTTTTTAGGTATTTCACTAAACCCAAAAGTAGGTTCCGTATATTGATACTCCGCTTCTCCCATGTCTTGGGAATTAACGTTTTTTAATATATTGGTGTTATAGCCTCCATACGAAGGATCTTCTATACCTGGAAATGTAGCAACTATATCATGATCTTTAGCGTAACTTATAGCCGCAGCTATCTGAAATAGTTGATTTCCTAATCCATTATTTTCGACACTAGGTCCTATTAATTTACATGTTATCATATAAAAGTTTTATCGTTTTGTTGTCCTGTGTAAGGACCAGTTTTATATTCATATACTAAAGTATCATCTTCAAGTATAAGATAAGTATGACCTCCTTCTAATGTAAAAGAAGAATCTCCTGAATTTAGTACATGTTTTTCTAGAAAACCTCCGTCTGTATCAAAAAATGAAACTTCTACACTTCCTTTTATAACTACCCAGCTTTCTTGAGCAATCATTTGAGTAAACGAAGGTGGCTTCCAAATATGTTGATGTGGTTTAAAGGTTGTCCCTTTCTCCATCTTTAAATAGGAACATTGTATGAAATTATCAGACTCCACTAACTCGGTACGTTGAGATGTGAAGTCTTCAGCTCTATAAACTAAGTGTAATAGTTTCTTATTATTTTTTGATTTAATTTTTAACATAATGTTCTAGAGGTTCGTATGGTTTCTTACTTCTTATTTGATTAGCATGGTTGGATACCATTTCTAAATCGAGCTTATGTTCATTAATAGGGTTTTCTCCATTATAGACATAATTTATTTCTGACATGAATCTATAGTGTTCTTTACCTGCCATTTCTAGCATTGGATACATAAAACATAAATCTCCGCTCCATTGCCAATAATTACCTTCTTCATCTTTTAAATCTTCTTCTTTAATAGCTCTCCATAGAAAAGCTCTCCAAGTTCTTAAATGAGTTCCAGTCCATCTTACATTTCGTAGATTATCAAAACCTTCTTGCTGTTGTGAAAATCCAACTGTGCCGTTAGAGTACATAAAACTTCCATTGGTAATCCATACATCATTGTCTTCATACAGTTTAGCAACTCTCTCAAATACTTTATCGTCTGGAAGGAAATCGTCTCCATCCACTTCTATTAAAACATCGTTATCTTCTATATCAGGATTATTTCTTATAGTTTTATCAAAATTACCTGTCTGGTATAGCTTTTTATCATGGTCTTCCATTAGAACAAACCTGTCATCACCTTTTATAAACTCTTCTACTATTTTTTTGGAGTTATCAGTTGATAAATCATGAGTAATATAGCATATAAAATCTTTATAGCTTTGATACTTTATCGTGGTTAGACATCTTTCAATATATGTCTCTGCGTTATAAAATCCTGTTAATATTTTTAGTTTCATTCTTTAATGTATTTTGTTATTAGATTTCTAGTGTATCCTTTAGATTTAATACCTAAAATATCTAAAGCATTATTCACAAGTATATCATTCTTATTAGCCCATTCTGAATCCTCATTTTTGCACTGTACAGATAACTTAAGAGGTTTCTTCAAAACTTCAGATAAAATTTCACAAATATTATAAACACTAATAATCTCAATTCCTGGAATATTTACAATTCCTCGTGATACCTTACGATTAACTAGATTTACTATCTTTACTAAATCTTCTATATCTAAAAGAGATCTTTTTACCCCTCGGTATACGATTACTTCTTCATTATTTGTGATTTTATATTTTAGATGATTAAGTAAATTGTTAGAATTTCCTATACGGCTTACTAGTTGAGGCACTCTAAAGATAGCGTATTCTGTAATATTATTCGCTATTAATTTTTCCATATCCCTCTTATGGTTATAGTAGGGAGTATCCAGAGAATCAATAAGAACAGTACTAAAGTAAATAAATTTCTTATTAGGGTATTTTGCAATAGACTCTAATATTACCTTTCGCTCTTTGTCGAATTCGGATATATCAGTCTCTAACGAGTTCGACACTCCAGATGCTAAAATAACAATATTGGAGTGGTTAAACTTTTTAAATCCTTTAGCAATTAGCCCATTACCAATTATCATAATCTAATACTTTTTTCCATTTCTCTAGTATATCAGAATTAGAAACCAAAGTGGTAACTTCTTCTATATTCTCATTACCTTTAAACTCCAAACCTAAAGATTTACACTCATGAGAGACTAAGGACGCACACTCACTATCAGATGATTGATATACTACATCTAACTGAGAATAGATTGCGTTCCTATTTTGAATGTACCCATTAAATACTACTTTATCCCCATCCACAAGGGGTTTTACCATACTTTCCCAGTAAGGTTGGTCAGTAACCATTCCAAATAGTAAGACTTTATCGCACTTATCTTCTAAAGCTCTTTTAATAGATATATGAGTATTTTTATTCGTGTCAATACTTCCTATAATCCCAGCTACTTTATCAGAAGTTTCTTTTCTCTCTCTGTTTATAACGGGTAATACATTAGGAATTACGGTTCCAGGAACTCCTTGCCAAAACATTTGAGAATTTGCAACATAAACAACTTCATCCCAATAAGATTTAATAGTCTTTATAGGGAATACTCCCTTTTCATGACATGCTAATATTACTTTTTTAGATTTTTCAGGTCTATGAGGCATTTTGAAAAAATGAGTAATTAAAATTTCATCTTCCTCGTTAACTGCGCAATTCTCTAAAGTATTAGAAATACATTGACCCAAGTGATATGAATGAGGACCATAAAAAACACAATCTAATCCGTTTTCATTAAATAGATTACATAGATTAATAAAGGCTGTTGTAGAACCTCCTGGATTAGACCATCCTGATAAAATTTTAATCTTAGTCACGCTTTAAAAGTTGGTTATATAATTCTAATCTATGATGTACTACTGTATTAATATTGTAACGCTCATTTACAATTTTTTTCAAATTTTCTCCCATCTGTCTTGTGTGTTTAGGATCTTTTACACATTTAGCGATTGCTTTAGTCCAATCTGATCTTTTATTCTCTCTAGATATCAAATATCCAGTTACTCCATCTTTGAGGACTTCGTCATATGCGCCACAATCAGTAGCAATAAGAGGAATGCCATAACGCCCAGCTTCCATAAGTTTGATTTCAGATTTTGAATCATTAAAGTTGTTCCATTCTAAAGGTGCAATAGCTACATCAATATTTAAGTACATAGATCCATACCTATCAGTAGGCATAGCTTGAAATACAGCCCAATTTTTATGCTTTTGAGGACCTACTAAAATACGAGTATATTCATCCCATACTTTTTGTTGCCAATCGTCAGGACCTTCTTCTCCTATAGGAGGTCTTCCATAGAATCCCCATCTAACATTTTCAGGACCTACTTTAGCATTTACACTAATACCTAGACCTGGTACTTGTTTTACATCCTGCTCATGGTGAATTCCCCCTACCCATCCTATCTTACAAGGTTCTTTTTTAGAGGTTCTGTATCTTTTAGCTAAATTCCAACAAGGTAAATCGAAATCTATAGCATTTTTAATTACAACTAAAGTCCCTAAGACATCTTTTGCAATACGGTCAGCAAATTTTTTCTGAGTTACAGAAACTAAATCTGCGTTATTGTATAGCGTTGCGGTAAGTTCACTTAAATCTCGTTCTTTATAAACCTCATATAATCTATGACCTGGATAAATTTCCGTAAGAAGATCGTCCGTATCGTAATGAATATAACAATTAGTCTCTTTAGCTTTTTTAAATAGTTCGACCATAAAAAGGGGTCCGAAATTAGAGATATTTTGGGTCATCATAATATCACACCAGTCCATATCCTCATGAGCTTCTAGGTATGAGTTAGTTTCCGGGCTCCAGTTTAGAGGGTTTTGATTAATTCTAACTTCTACTTCATCACTGCAATGCTGTTGAAGTTTTTGGAATGGCATTATTGCTCTATAGTAGCTACATCCACCTTCATTGGCGGGAACCACTAATATTTTTAATTTATCTTTACTCATTACTTAGCTTGGGACACTCTTACACGTCCATAAAATTTATCAAAGTCCTCGTATACTTCAAGAGTTTTTCCATCTATTAAATCAACTTCAAGAAATTGAATATCATCATGAGTTGGATTATTAACAGCGGGATTAAAATATGGTCTAATTTGAACAATCTGTGAGGTGTTCAATAGTGCCACTTCATGTCCTCTCTTTGCTTGCGACCAGAAAGGAATAAAGTTCTTCGGATACATTGCAAAATTAACTGGTTTCGCACTAAGTAGTGAACCTAGAAATACGATACCTGCTAATGCAATTAATATATTAAATTTAGTTTTCATAATAAAAAAGGACCACTCCTAAGGATCTGTGAAATTATCGTAATTTAGAAAGTAAATTGTTTAAATACGAGGTAATACTATCCCCAGAAGCAGCCCAACACAAAAAAATAACTCTACTCTAACCCTTTAAGGTGTGAGAGATAATCGTCTCCTTCATCTGATTTAGATTCGGTTGACGTAGATGCAATAGTTCTAACTTGCTCTACGATATCTTCTCCTGTAATTTCCATAGCCATCTTCTTTAAGTCTTCATATGAAGCTACTTTAACAAGACCTTGAATATCATGTAGTGAATCCATCCAAGTTGCTATTTCCATTTCACTTCCAGCCTCTGATTTAGAAGGCTTTGGAGATGATTTATCATAATTCGGCCATTCACCTGATTTATCTTTAATGATTTTAAAGTCATTACCCTCTTTCAAGTCTGTAATATCTCCAAAATCTTCGTCAAAGAAGCAATCAAGAATCTTGCTGAATAGTTTAATACCTACGGATAGGATTTTAACTTGACCTGTTTCACGCTCAACTGCATTTAGATAAAAACGCTTACGAGCTTTAATTTGTCGGGCGATAGCCATATTGCCTTCGTCTTTAGTGTTCCAAAGTTTAAAACTTAGGTCACAAATAGGACAGTCATCACCCTTCACTCGGGGGCAATGGTGGTTCTTATCATTAATACGATGAATACCTGTTTCAGCGTAGAAATTTTCATCCGGGTCTTTAGCCGGTAGGACTCGCACTTGTGTAGTGCCTTCTTCCATCATTAAAAACTTCTTAAGGAAATCTGCTGTGTCTCCAGAAGGTTGTTTATTGATTTGGTTATACTTTTTACGTAATTCTTCGATGTTTACCATGTTATTATTAGTTGTTTAATTAGTTGAAAATAGTTTTGCTTCAGCTCTTTTATTGGCTGAGATTTGTACTAGGCAATCTTTCTGATGGTCTAGCGCGTTAATAAGGCTTTTAGCTAGTGAATACTTGCTATCAGCGTCTGCTAATTCTTGTTTAGCTTTTATAAGGTTGGGAACAGATAATACATACGAATTTAAAGCGCCTTGTGTTACTTTCTCCCCAACAAGTTCAAGATCTGCTCTTCGTTTCTCTCTAACTTCGGATTCTTTCTTATCTAACTCTATTGAGCTCTCATCTCTAACTCGCTTAGCGTAAGATAGAAGAGAAGCAAAATAAGCATAAATTGCAGAATGGTTCATCAACGTAGATTCAATATCAGAATCGTTGATTTGTAAATATTTCTTTGAAATGTTAAGATACTCATGTTCAAAGGTTCCGTACAGGTTTATAATTTCGTTATTCATTGTTCTTTATATTATAGACATTTTTGAAAGATTTTGGAGAAGATTTTCGAGAAAATATAAATTCAAAAAGTTCTGGGTTTAAAGCTACTAGCATCTGCATTATATTAGATGTAATAGTGGTTAGAAATTCATTTCTAATTCCTGGCATTTCGTCGTCATCGCCAAGTCCAAACAGTTGGAACCCTACATGAAGAATTTCATGAAGTAAAGTCCCTTTGTAATCAATTTCATCTTGGCTAGGGTCTACGTAAATTACATTAGTTGTTAAATCCACATAGCCATATAATTCATCTCCATCTACATCAGTTAAATCTTTCTGTATGATTTCATAAGACTTAAATCCTATATGTAAAATATTTGGGTGTTCATAACTCATTACTCTTGTCCTATTACTAGTCGTTGATAATCCATTTTAGCCGGGATAATAAATCTTGCCCTGCCGTTTCTGGATTTAATTATGTAAATTCTAGATTTACCTTTGTCGAATTCTTCTTCGTCTTGATTGATTGAGATAACTAAGTCGCATACACGGGTTTTTCCGTATGAATCTGCTAGCTCGGTATCTGTAATTAGCCTTACTTTTTTACCTTCACGATTTGTTTGGGTAGCTGTCCACATTAAGCACTTATGCTCAATAGCTAATCCTCTCAGTTCTTGAGCTAGGCGCTCTTGAGCTTGGTATTCAGCCATCTCACTATCAGTAGCTAGTAATTCTAAATAATCTACTATAATAACATCCGGTGAAAAGTTTTCGTAATTACTTAACTGATTTAAATAAGCACGAAGTTGGTTTACAGTTGCTCTTTTTGTAGGAAACTCTTTAATCTTAAGCTGACCTCTATCGGGAACTGTAGCGGTGACCTGGTCTAACCTACTTTTAAGGTCGTCACAGCGGTCTTTTAGTTGGTCTTGGCGAATACGTGAGAAAATACTATCGAGTCTCTGTGCTACCCTATCTTCCGCCATCTCTAATGTGATATAAAGAACATCAGCCCCGTCTAAACACGAACGAACAGCTTGATTAGCAAGGTAAAGAGATTTACCTACCCCAGGAGGAGCGACTACCATTGCCAACTCTTTGGAGGCTAACCCGCCTTCTAATGCTTCATTTAAGGATTCAAAAATTGTCCTATGTTCAGCATTATGCTTATCCGAATTTAAACGAGCCCAACGTTCTTCAATATCTGAGAAATAATCTAAACCTAAGTCTACATTACGGCTCACCGTTAATGCACCCCTCATAATAGGTTCTATTTCTGAGTACTTCTTAGATTTAACCATCTCAGCGGAGCGGATAATCGCATCTTTTAATGACTGCTCTTTAGCAAACCCTTCGACTAAATCTAATAGGTAATCTTCATTATTTAATGAGTTTTCATCTAAATTGTTAATAAGAGTTAACTCATCTCGGTAATCCGAAAATAATTCGTTTGAAGTTTTTACCTGTTTTACATCCTCTAAGATAAAATCATCCGATGGTAGTTTTTTGTACTTAATATAGTAATCTACTATAATCTTGTACATCTTTTGGTGTGAAGGGTATTCGAAGTACTCTGCTTTTACCAT